AAATACCCGCCACTTATAACACTTGCTACGCCTTTACTACTCTTTACGGTAGTAATTGTTCTAATAGTGGAAAATACCACATTGATAATTGATAGAATAATAAAAGTAATTAAAAATTTCATTTTTTGTTATCCTTCCTTTCCTTTTTGTACCTTTATTATAACACTTTTAAGGAAGCTTGTCAAGAACTTTTTTAATTTTTTATTTTTTCAAGTTTGCTTTCTTGAGGTCTTTCCCTAACTTGTAATTAGATTATAGCAAATAAATCAGAAAACGTCAAGGGGTAAAGTTGCACAAAAATTAATGCTTTTCGGGATAAAAAATTGTGCAAGATTTTTCAAATTTTCGCTTGACAAAATACCAAGAGTATGGTACAATGGAATATTCGGCTGATTTGCAGTAAAACGCCCGCAAATCAGCCGCCCAAAGCAAAAAAGAACAAAGGCATTTCTACCCTTGCTCTTTTTCTATAGGAGGTAAACAAAATTTTGAAGTTTAGTCACACTGGGGAGATTCGAACTCGCCTATTATCCATTTATACTATCAGTGTGGTATTATCGGGGGAACTAGGTGTTCCCCCTTATTCATTTTTACTTTACAGAGTAGTAAGAGTTCTTACCCTCTTTAGTATTGACTACTCTGCCAGCCTTTACAAGAACACTAACTACTGCAGTAAGCTTCGAGCTACTCATAGTCTTAACCTCACCGTCAACCGTATAAGAAGTAAGGCGAGAGTCCTTGAGCATTTCACTAATTCGCATAGGAGTGTCACTCTCTGAAAGTACCTCATAAGCGATTTCTGCAAGTTCTTCATTAATTTCAGAAGTTGCGTTGGAACGAGAACTACATTTCTTATTAAGCTTATCAATCTCATTCTCGATAAAGAAGATAATATCTTCCTTATTTTCTACATCACTAGCCTCTACAATAGGCTTAATCATAGTGAAGTAATCTCTCTTAGTTGTTTTCTTAGTTGTGTTTGTTTCTGTCATCATTATCGACCTCTTTCTTTATTTTTTATTTTTTTGTTTTTGTATCTTTATTATAGCACATTGTTTAAAGTTTGTCAAGTAGTTTTTTATTTTTTTGGAGGACTTCTCATTTTCTTTTTACCACCTTTCCTTTTTGTACTTTTATTATAGCACTTTAATTACTATCTGTCAAGTGCTTTTTTTAATTTTTTTAAAGGTTTTTGTTTTGCACTCTCGTGTGCTTTCCTTACCTTGTACCTAAATTATACTGCGGGAAGGCAAAAAAGTCAAGGGGGAATGTTGCACAAAAAAAGGGGGGATTTTGGGATAAATCTTTGTGCAAGATTTTTCAAATTTTCGCTTGACAAAATGACTGAGGAGTAGTATAATGGATCTTTCGGGGCGTTTGCTAAAGAACCATCGCAAACGCCCCGCCCAATCAAAGAAGAGAGGCGCATTTTGCCTCCCTTCCCGCATTTTCCTTTCTTTGAGAGCACTCGCTATTGATTTTTACGGGTGCCCCTTATTTTATTCATAAATCTGATAAATAGATGCTTCCATGTAGTCAAATTCATTTTCTATAAACTGGTCTATACTGCAAGGCTCATCAAAATGTGTCTCTTCATACTGTTCTTTAAGTTCCTCTGCACATACTTTGGCAAATATTGCTTTAATTTCATGTTCTGGCATATCTTTTGCAAATAATAATCGTGTAAAATCCATATAAACTGAATCTAGCCATTCCCAACCATACTCATAATATTTATATCTTTTTACTTCTACCATAATAAATTACCCCCATATCTCGCTGATTACTTCATCTACTATTGCATCTAAAAGTTGTTCATAATTTCTATAGCCGGTACGAGCATATATAATGCTATTGTAAATCTCTTCCCATGAACCCGATACTATACATCGGACTAGGTTAATTTCATCACTTGTAGCTACTCCATTTTCTACTAAAAAATCATAAATTTCATTTTCTCTTTTGGTCATTTTTATTATACCACCTTTCTTTTTTATACTTTAATTATAGCACTTCTTTTTATTTTTGTCAAGCACTTTTTTAATTTTATTTTTAAGGGGGAAGGCTTGCTTTCCTTACCTTGTATCTAAATTATAGCAGATAATACGGGATTTTTCAAGTGGTAATTTTGCACAAAAATTCAGTGTTAAAATTGTGCAATGTGCACAAAGAAGGCAAATGCGGCGCACCTCCTTACTGACGCTCGTCACCGCGCCGTAGAGTAACTACTTTATTAAATTTTAATTTCGGAAATGAATTATAGATTGAAACAACTGGAAAAGGGTTCTTAAAATGTTTGACTATATGCTGTTTGGGGCTGAGCCGACCGCACATCGACCGTATGCGGTTTCAAAAGTAGATGTTGCATAGATTACTTTAGAAATGAAGAAATAGCTTTAAAACATAAATCTGCGTTATCTTGAGATTGAACAGTATCTTGTTCAGCAAAATTTTTCATAGCTGATGATATAAGTTCTTTGACTGGAACAAACTCTAAAATCATTTTTAACGCAGCAAGTTCATTTAAATCTAATTTCATAGCTCTGCTCCTTTCTTATCTTTTATACTTATATTATAACATAAAATTTTATAAATTTCAATAGTGAAGAAAGGCGGGAAGGTTGCTATAATTCTGCATTATCTAGGTATGTGCGCGCTATAGCGAACTGCCGCAATTTGAGGGGTATTTATTGATTGCTTTTGTTAGGGTATTGCTCTTGTTGAACATTATAAAAAGGCGATTTTTGACAATCGCCCTTATTTTTAATTATTAATTAAAAGCAATGATATATTTGCCCTTCTGGTCAATGAACCCATCATAGGGAAGTAATACTTTATCCTTAGTAAATAAGTATGAGTCCATAGCCTTAAAAATCTTTTCCATTGTGCTAGGCGAGAGTTGCTCCATAGGCAAATACAGAGTGCCAATCCTAATAAGCTGGCAAGGTTCTTCCATATCTTCCAAGAGGTCCGAGATATAATCATTAAGAATATCTCGTAAGCTGTTTCTCGTATAGAGTTTACCGACGGAGTAAAACTCTTCTATTTTTTCGAGTGGCTGGCTGTTTAAGATAAGCCCTTGCAGCTTTAAAGTCCAGTTTGCAAAGTCTGCAACATAATCATCATGATAACCTGTTGCTGCTATACTCATGCAATTAAAAGCCATGCGCATTTCTTCAATACATTCTGCCATTTTGTGATAAAGTTTGTTTTCAGTCATTGTTAAAATCCTTATTCTTTCATTATATTTTTAGTAGTTTGTAGTTGGCGTTTGTACCTCAATTGAGGTACAAAGCAACCATTTTCTCGTTTTCTTGTTTACACATTTTATCAATATGTCTTAAGCACTTGTTTTCTACAGTGCTATCATATCCGTTTGGAACAAATATCATATCTCCGTTTGAAAACTCCACATAGCTAATATAAGGGTTAAAGGTAAATGCTATCCCCTTATAAGTTACTACTCTGTTTCTTGAAAGCTGTTTAGTCATAATAGTCACCTCATCTCATAATATAATCGTATTGTGCCTTAATGCTGTCATAAGTTAGCATACGTTTATCATAGTCACAAACTAAGCAACAAAATACATAGGTTTGCTCGTCATAAAATCCATAACGTTTAATAACGTTGTCTATCATGGTATCTATGCTCATGCCGTCACCCCCTTAATATATTCAAGTGCATTGTAACGTGAGCCATAAACCCTTATGGCTTGTTTAAAAAGTGGACTAGTTAACATACAGTAGGTGTTATTATTGGAGTCCTTTCCCTCAAGAATTGTAAAATGTATTCCATGAAAAGTGATATTGTATCTCATTATTGTTTACCTCTTGTCTTAATATTTTATTGTTTGGTAGGTTGAGGCTTCCAGCCTCAACCTATGTTTTATTTAATAAGTAATAGTACAACCTTTTTTATTCCATGTAGAATTAAAGCTGGCAATAATAGTACATGTAATTATAGGATATATATCAATTGGTACTTGTAGTAAAAACTCGTATGGTTCGTCTAATTTACTCTGTAGAGTTATAGATAACGTATAATAAGCTGAACAATCTTTACAATTAGCTTGTTCATAATCTTTAATAGCTTTGTTTAATTCTTTAAGTGTATCAGTTGCAAAGCATTGGTGTTGTGCTAGTTTCTCACAATTATATTTTACCATGTTTTCTTCGCCGAGAAATTTATATGTCTTTATGCTTTCAAGCGTACTATGGTATAAAGAATTAGCACAAATTAAGTTTTGAATACTATAACGTATTATTTTTCCTAAATCCTGTTTTGTCATTTTATTTACCTCAATATTAAAATTTATAGGTTTTTCACCCTACAGGGTTTAAGTGCCTGTAGTCACTCTTGTCTCTATTCTTTAGCAAGCCTTAACAAGTTAGCTTGTTGATGTTTAAATTGATTAAGTTGTCAAGTTTCAAGTTGTTGTTGTTTTCAACTGTCTACATGATACTACTTAACAAGCATTTTGTCAACAACTTTTTTAAAAAAATTTTTGTCTTTTCTTGACTGATTTTTTGTACTTTTTACACCACTTGTTGCGTGGTTGAACGAGCAAAAGAATTGTACCCACGCAACGCAGAAAACAGAAGAGCGAACAAATTTTTGTGGCAACAATAGACAAAAGAGCAGAAGTGATCAGAAAATACAAAAAGGCGGGGTACGTTTGTGGGAATTCCTAGAGAAATAGTAGGAATTAGCCCTCCCCACGACATTTCCCCCTCCAAAAGTAATTTCCGTTTCCATAAAACGCCCCCCATCTATTTCTGGGAAAATAAAAAATAAGGCTTGAGCACTATACCCAAGCCTTTACTTTACATCTTAAAATTTGCGTTCCACCCATCATCATTTTTACTAGCTTCCCAATTTTCTTGAAAAACTTTCATATCTCCATAAGCAGTTCCTTTACCAAAGAACCCATTTACAAATATCCATTTTCCACGTTCTGTTATATTTATAAAATATTTTCTTCCCTTTTTAAAACCTGTACTTTTATCATCACCAATATATTTTACTCTAATCATAATACACTTCCCAATCTTTTTGCATTTCTTCTCTTCCATCATATACTTTAACTATATCATCTATTCTAATATAAACATATTCCATATCATCATCATACAAGAGTCTAGCATTATATTTCTTTTCTTTATCAAGCGGTAACTGATTTCCTTTATACTTAACTTGAACCATCTTGCTTCTTACCTCTTCCATATTTACTATAATCTCTAGGTTTTGCACCCCACATCATTTCATATAGTCCGCGCTTAGCGATTTTCTTTGCGGACGGCAGCGGCTGTTTTCTTATTTTCATGCGGTTACCTCACTTTCAGCGGTTTCCGCCTCCCAACTTACATCATAGAATGTACCTTTTTCACCATTGGGACCTTCAGCCGCTGTAACAATATACCCCGCCTCTAGTAACAAATCTACATTCTCTATCTCTTCTATATAAATGCTCTCGCCTATACTAAAATAGCCAAGACCAGCATTCTCATTAATCTCTTGAATTATTTTCTTTAATTCTTTATTTTTCTTTCTCTCTTTGCGCGCTTTAGCTTCTGCGGTAGCGATTGCGCGAGTCTCTTCTGCGGATGGGACTTCAGGCATATCCGCTTTTAATAATACGTCTATCTTATTTAATAATTCTTCTGTTGTCATATTTTTCTCCTATGCGGGAATGGAGACTACGCGCTCCCTAACCGAGGTCCCCGCCACTTACTTTATATGTTATTGTGTCATCTAACCATATCTCTTGAGTATTCATTACTGTATATCCCATATCTCTTAAAGCTATTGCTGTATCGTGATATTTTACAAATATAAGACACCATTTTTCATTGTGTAACTTTACTATTTCTAAATACTCTAGCCACTTTTGGAGTTCTTCTTCCTTACTCATTATTGTAGCACCATTTTTTAAAGACGTCATTAAAATTACCCTTATTGCCACTCATCTTTTTTACTATTGCCATAGCTAAGCCTTTTTCTTTATCATAAACATCATCTCCGCCACATTTTACTACTGTTTTACTTCCATCTTCCCAAAAAACAATAGTTGCAGGATAGTTAAAAATTACATTTTTAATTTTAGGCATATCGTTCATTTCCTCTCTTGATTTTGTATTTTCTTTTAATATTAAAGTTGTAATTTCTTTTGTGCCTTCTAATTTATGAAGTTGACCTTTATTCTCTTGTAAAAACCAGCTTTGAAGTTTTAAATGATAAATTAATTTTCCTATAATTTTACTATTTACAATTAAATTAAATTCTATGATTTGACTAGTTTCTCTGACCATTTCAACATGACATCCAATACCAAATAATCTTAGATTTTCTAAACAAAATAATAAATTAGCCATATATTTTATTAACCTCTTTTCTTTTTCTATATATATTATAACAAAAAATTTTATAAAAATCAATTATTTTTTATTAACCTTTTGTTTTTTCTTTTTCTACTTATATTATAACAAAAAATTTTTAAAAAATCAACCAATTTTCTTTAAGCTAGTCTTGACAAACGAAAATTTTTATGGTATAATATTTGTAGATAAAGAAAGGAGAGTTTATGGCAGACATAAGTAAAGAAGATTTCATTTTTTCAGAAGACGTTGATTTAGAAGAAGAATGTCAACAAGAGAATGAAAACCTAGAAGAACAATTAGTTGCGGAAGACATTAAACCTACTAGGAAATTGGATTATTCTCTTAAAACTCCTGAAGAAAGAAATGAATTAGTTAAAAAAATAATTGACGAAACGCCTCCTGAACAGCTTACTAATAATTATTTAACTATATTAGCAGATTATATTATTTTTGCTATGGATAAAGCAGAAAGACAACAAAAAAAGATATTAACTGAAAATAGAATGGTAACTGTTAACAAGCGGGAGACCTCGTTTCAAGGGCTCGCTGAGCAACTTGAGAATGGCGAAGATGGTATTTATAATATGATGATTCAAGATAAAAATATTATTCTTATGCCAAAGATATCTATTACTCAACAAGATTTAGATGATATTCCTGCATTGCGGGAGTTGCACGAATCAATAGAAGAAATAGAGAAGCAAATGAAGGCAGCAACCGGAAAAAAGAAATTTTTATTAAAGAAACAACTAATAGAAATGCACCAGGACCAGTATGTGATCCGAAGTGCCTACCGCCGCCCAATGTATATGATGAATGTAACAAAAAGTTTTTCTAAATTGCGTTTAGATGAAAAAGTAACAATAGATGAAAATGGAGATGTAAAAAGTAATTGTATAGTTTCATTATATAATCCTAAACATATTTCTGCTCTATTGTGCAATTATTCTCAACTAAAAGCAGATTGTTATGGTAAATTTTGGAGCGACTCATATTACTTAATGCAAGATTTAGAAAATTTAATTAATAATACTTTAAAAGATAAATATCCTTTATATTATGATTTACTTACATATAAAATTGATGGTATTCAAAATGCGGACATCCAAAAAATTCTAGAACAAGATTATGGTATCAAACATTCTGTTGAGTATATTTCATCTTTATGGCGTAATAAAATACCTAAGCTATTAGCGGAACAGGCAAAAGAAGACTACTTAATGTGGTATTATACTACTCAAGAATATGGTAAATGGAAAAAATGTTCTCGTTGTGGTGAAATTAAATTAGCTCATAATCGTTTTTTTAGTAAAAATAAAACTTCTAAAGATGGTTGGTACAGTATTTGTAAATGCTGTAGAAATAAGAAAAAGTAAGGACTTTTTACTTTAATTTTTTTAGTAAAAATATAAATAATTAGAAAGGAGGAAAACGTTATGAGTGTAAGTTATACTTGTCAAAAATGCGGGAGAGCATTAAATGAAAAAGAATTTTATACTTACAGAGATGGCAGAAAAACAGAATTATGTAAAAAATGTTTAACAATGCATATTGACAATTTTGATGAATCTACTTTTGTTTGGATATTAGAAAAAATGGATCTACCTTATATTCCAGAAGAGTGGAATAAAATACGTGATGCCGCTTTTGCGAAAGATCCTCTAAAAATGACTGGAATGTCTGTTTTAGGTAAATATTTATCTAAAATGAAACTTACTCAGTTTATGAATAAGGAAACCCATGAACCTTATCACTTTGCGGATTCTGAAAAAATTATTGCCGTAAATGAGAAAAAACGGCAAGTTGCTATAGCCCAACAGAAGATATTAGAAGAGCAAGTACAAAAGCGGTATGAAAATGGAGAAATTTCAGAAGCTGAATATAAAACATTAATGAGCACCGAAACTCAACATGAGGAGATAAGTGCGGCAGCTCCTGTACCTGCGCCCGAAGCCGTGCATAATGAGCATGAATACATGAGTGAAGACGAACTAATCGACCCCGCCGCAGAATTATCTAATGATGATAAAATATACTTAGCTATGAAATGGGGTAGATTATATAAACCTAATCAATGGGTAAAATTAGAAAAGCATTATAATGAAATGATGTCTTCTTTTGATATTCACGATGCGGATACTACTAGTACCTTATTACTATTGTGTAAAACTTATTTAAAAATGGATGAAGCTATTGATATTGGTGATTTTGATTCTTATCAAAAATTATCTAGGGTTTATGATGCGATGCGTAAGTCCGCAAAATTTACTGCCGCCCAAAATAAAGGTGAACAGGGTGACTTCGTTGATTGTATTGGAACTATGGTAGCCTATTGTGAAAAAGTTGGTGGTCAAATTCCTAAGTTTGAAATAAAAGAAGATAAAGATATTGTTGATACAATTATTAAAGATTTAAAAAATTATAATAAGTCTCTTATCTATCAAGATACTGCTCTTGCTAAGCAAATTGAAGATTATATTAAAAAGAAAGAAATTAATGAGCAAATGAAAAAAGATAAAGAAGAAGCAAAGAAAAAAGGTTTAGAAAATTATGAATTGACAGACCAAGATATTCAAGAGAATTTAGACAGAATAAAAGAAGAGCAAGAACAAGATAAAATAATTTTAGAACAGGAGGATGATAATATAATATGAGTTTACAAAAATTGTTAGAGTTATCTTCTTCACGAACTCAAAAACAAGGACTTTCTGAGGAACGTTTATTGGCACAAGTAGATAATCTAAGAGATATGATTGCTTTTTTTAGAGAATATCCAGATTTATTTGTAGATTATTTTAAGGGTGAGGATAGTACATTCCATTTTTATTTTTATCAGAGAATTTTTTTAAGAATTGCTATGAGGCATAGATATGTCTATGCAACATTTCCGAGAGCGTAAAGTTTGCGCCAATAAAAATTATAAAATTTTTGACAAACTTCTTTAATTGCGGGAACCCTAATTTCATATTTATGTGAAAGGTGAGGGAAATAAAGATGATTATGGGAATCCGCAGCCAAGTATTTAAATTAAAGGAGTTAAAAATGAAAACACAAATTAAAAATTATAAAAAATATAATATTTATGATAATGGAGATGTAGAAAATATAGAAACTAATAAAATTTTAAAAGGCTCTATATCTGAAAATGGTTATAAATATTATAGGCTATCTAAAGATGGCTTGAAAAAAATGTTTTATGCACATAAACTAGTAGCAGAAGCATTTATTCCTAATCCAAATAATCTGCCAGTTGTGAATCATAAAGATGGTAATAAATTAAATAATAATATAAATAATCTTGAATGGGTTAGCTATTCTGAAAATGTTATTCATGCTTATAATAATAATTTAATTTCCAAGAATAGGAAGACCGAATATTATGATAAAGACCTTCCTAACGAAGAATGGAAAACTTTTGAAGATTATAATAATTATTTAATTTCTAATAAAGGTAGGATAAAAAATGTTATTACTAATAGACTTTTAAAACCTTCAGTTGCGAGTGGATATTATAAAGTTAGATTAAGTAAGAATGGAAAAGTTAAAGATTTTCTTATTCATAAATTAGTTTATTGTCTTTTTAATGATGAAGAATATTTAATTGATAAAAATTATGTTATTGATCATATTGATGCTAATAAATTAAATAATAATATTAATAATTTAAGAAAAATTACTAATAGTGAAAATGCTATTGCAGCACTTTATGAACAACAAGTTAATAATAGTGCAAAAAGAGTCGGTCAATATTCTTTAGATGATGAGTTATTAAATATTTTTCCTTCTACAAGGGAAGCAGCTAAACAATTAAAATTAGATAGTAGTACAATTTCTAAAGTATGTAGAGGGCAAAATAAAACTCATGGTGGTTTTATTTTTAAGTATATTTAATTTAAATAAAGGTTCAACGACTATTCTGAAATAGCCTCCTCGGAATATAAATAGAGGCAATAGAAGTAGGGCCGAAGTTAATGCGGCGGGTGAAAATCCCTTAAATCGAAATAGGAAGATTTTTATATTTATATAAAAATGTGATATAGTCTATTCTATATAGAAATATATAGCAGTTCATAAGAGAACGTATGTAAAGTTACGATTTACATAGAATATAAAGATTCAAAATCATTTTTATCTATGATGATTTTAATGATACGATGTATTTTATATCCCAATTCGCATTTATTCGTGACTACAGGTGGTAAGGAACAAGCAGCGAGCATCACCATCGCAAAAATAGAAGAAATATGTAGGCTTCTTCCATGCCTAGCTAACGAGTTAGATTTAGATAGAGGTAAAACGACTAAAGCTAAGGATAATGTAAAATATGTATTTAAAAATGGTTCTACTATTGATATTCTTGCGGCAAGGGAGAGTTCGAGAGGACAACGTAGAACGGGTAGAAAAAATTTTACTATGTTGTCATCATTGTGGACAATTTTAAATAATTCTTCTTTACTAATTTTCTAATATATTAGAAAAAAGGAGTATAAAATGGTAGGATATATTTATCATATTAAAAATATTAAAACTAACAAGGAATATATTGGTCAAACTTTAGATGTAGAATGGAGAATATATAAACATTTTCAGGCGCTAAAGAATGGAAAACATCATTCAGATAAGCTTCAGAGGTCTTATAATAAGCATGGAAGAGAAGCTTTTCAAATTTCATATCAAGAAATAGAAATTGATAGTTATGATGAGTTATTATTAGAAGAAGTAAAAGAGATAGCTAAATATAATAGTTATGAAAATGGTTATAATGAAACTAGGGGAGGAGAAGGTCACCCTACTCTATTTGATTACGAAACTTCTATTTTAATTTATCAATTAGGACAAAGATACGAAGGAATAAAACATAAATTAGCTGATTATTTTAATTGTGATAGAACAAGTATTACAGCTGTTTTTAGAAAAGATTATTTAGCAAAAGAAGAATATGATGAGCAAGCATTACAAGAATTAATTAAAAAAATTAATATTACAGATAAAAATTTAAAAGGAAATTATAAAAATAACTGGGATAGATCTTTAACTCAAGAACAAGTGCTAAATATTCTTTCGACAATAGAAATTAAAAATTTTTCTCAATCTGCTTGTGCAAAAGCTTATGGAGTTACTAAAGATATAGTTCAAGGAATCTGTTCTGGAAAGCATTATAAAAAAGATTATGAAATTTTTCAATCATTATCAAAACAAGAAAAAGAATCTTTTGCTGAAAATATGTGTAATACTACAAACGTAATTAAGTTGCATTATGAAGGACAGAGAGGCCCTGTAAAAAATCCTTTAACTCAAGAACAAATTAATTATATTTTAGATAATAAAGGGAAAATTACCCAAACTAAAATTGCTCAAAATTTAAAAATTTCTAAAGATAGGGTTTCTAATGTAATTAATAGAAAAAGTTATTTAGATATGATTTGGGTGTATGAAAAAGAACATTCTTCCAATTAAACATTAAACTGCCCGTTTAAAATCGCGGAATTAAGCTGGAACCCTGAGATGGGAATCAGAACCGAAGGCTATAGGAACTATAGTCAGGGGCAACGCATAGTGGGTGAAAAGATATAATCCCACCACGAGGCCGCGACATTTAATATAAATGAAAAGATATGCTGAACTTATAAAAATTAAATTATAAGAATTAAAAGATAAAAAACTTTTAAGATAACATTAATGGGTTTAATGGAAGAGTGTGTTCTGATTGACCAGACTGCACTTAACGAGATCATAATCCCCACAACCAACGTTGACAGGCTTCTTTCGGATGGAAGTAGACATGAAGAAGAAGTTGTTAACAAGAGTCAAATATACATTAACTTTTTTGGGCAAAACGTTACAAAAATATGTGCATAATTTTTAATATACAATAGTATATAAAAAAGGATAAGGATAATTATGTATTATATATATAAAATAGAAAATTTAGTAAATCATAAAAAATATATAGGGCTAACTAATAATATTGCTAGAAGAAGAGCTAGACATTTTACTGATTTAAGAGGTAATAGGCATGATAATAGCTTTTTACAAAAAGAATTTAATATTTATGGAGAAGAGAATTTTTGTTTTAATATTGAATTTCAAGGTGATATTACAAGTCAAGAAATTGGAGAAAAAGAAAAAGAATATATTAAAAAATATGACAGTTATAGAAATGGTTATAATCAAAATGAAGGAGGAAATTTTGGTCCTTCAAATGGCGGAAGTCATTTAACACAGTCAGATATTTTTAATATTTTATCTGCAATAGAATTTTGTTCTAGACCAGGACAAATACTCTCAGATATCTATGAGGTTTCCAAAACTACAATTAGTAGAATAAAAAAAGGTGAAAATCATTGTCAATATAAAGAAGAATATGACTCTCTTCCTTTAGAAGAACGTAAAGCTATATATAAAATTTTTTGTGATAGCACTAATTTTTATGAGCAAAAAGTAAAGAAAACTATTATACAGTCTAAAAGAAAATTAAATGAATTTCAAGTGCATTTAATTTTATGTAATTTTGAATTTAAAATTTTTACCAGAAAAAAGATGGCAGAAATAGTTAACGTTAAAAGTACTTATACTTTAGATTGTATAAAAAATGGAATTAGTTATAAAGATTATGCTTTAACATATTCTCAGTTAACGAATGAACAAAAAGAACAATTAGTGTCGCTATTGAGTAATCAATAGTTGTAACCCCTTGAATTGCTGGAAAGCCCTAACGTATAGTCGAGGGTAATCAGCAGCTAAGCCTTAATCAAAGGAAAGTTCAACGACTAGTCTAAAGACGTACATTCAAGTGAATGGAAGCGGGGGGCTCCTAATAAAATAGGATGAAGATATAGTCTACTCTTATAAGAAATTATAAGCAGTTCATAAGAGAACGCACATAGCTTAACGAACTATGTGGAATAAAAGGAACTACAGCAGGGTACAGAAATACCTTTGCCTATGCTAAATTAGTAGAATTATTGATTCAATCTGTAGTAGAACCGGATTCTGCTATGATTATGGGTGGAACTTATGAGACACCTGTATGCGAAGGTTTATTAAGTGAAGATTTCGTAGAACAGCTGCGCTCACAAGGAACATTTAATGAAGATTCCTTTGACCGAGAGTATAGAAGCCTTTGGTCTGGAGATGTGGAGAATAGTTTCTTCTCATCAGAAAAATTTGATAAACATAGAGTTTTATTACAGCCGGAGTATGAATATAGTGGCCGCAGTAATAAAAATGCTTACTATGTTATTGGCGTCGATGTAGGAAGAACTGAATGTACAACAGAAGCTAGCATATTTAAAGTTACACCTCAACCGCAAGGAACTGCAACAAAAAGCTTAGTATGTATTTATTCCTATGAAGCTGAACATTTTGAAGCGCAAGCTATAAATTTAAAAAGATTATTTTATAAATATAAGGCGCGAGCCCTTGCTATTGATGCGAATGGTCTAGGTGTAGGATTAGTAGATTTCTTAACTACATCACAAGAAGACCCGGAAACTGGCGAATACTTTCCACCTTTTGGTGTAGAGGGTGGAACTTTTGAAGAAGCTACAGAACAATATAAAAAGGTTCGAGGTAATAACGTTGAAGAAAATGCTTTATTTTTAATAAAAGGAAATGCACCAATAAATACGGAGGCCTATTCTTATACGCAAACTCAAATGGCTAGTGGAAAACTTAAATTTTTAATAGATGAAGCTGCCGCAAAAACTAAATTAATGAGTACCAAGATGGGCCAAAATATGTCATTAGAGCAACGAAATGATTATTTGATGCCTTTTGTACAAACATCTATTCTTAAAGAACAGATGATGAATTTGGTTGAAAGTAATGAAGGAACCAATATTATCTTAAAACAGGCTTCAAGAGGAATAAAGAAAGATAAATTTTCTTCCTTCGTTTATGGTTTATTATATATAAAGAGAGAAGAAGACCGCACTAAAAAAAGAAAAAAGAGAAATATTGAAGATTTCTTATTCTTTTCTTAAAAATTGTGGTCAATTCTTATCAAAGTAATTAGGGTTTTTTTAAAATATTAATGTATTAAGGAGGCTTTAAAATGAAAGCTAGCAGAGGCGAAATTAAGATTTTTGACATTTTATCCGCAGCAGGATTGGATTTTAAAGAAGAATATAGTTTTCCTGACCTTGTAAGTACGAATGGTAGAGCTTTGCGCTTTGATTTTGCAGTCTTTGATGATAATGGAGATTTAGATTTTTTAATAGAATTTCAAGGTATTCAACATTACGAAGCTAAAAGCAAATTTGGCGGGATATCTGGATTGCGTAAGCAACAGTATAATGATATGCAAAAAAGAGAGTATTGCCATAAACATAATATTACTTTAGTAGTGATTCCATACTGGGATGAAGCAAGAATGAACTATGACTATATTATGACTGCAGCGGGCTATTAAAAAATTATAACATTATTAGAAAGGTTGGGTATTTATCTTGATTAATAGACGAGAAGAAATTAAGAAAAAAGGCTTTAATATGAATGCCAATGTTGCTTCTATTGTAGAAGATGATTATTCAATTCCTCATAATACAGTTGATTTCTCAAAAATAAAAATTGGAGTTAAATCTTTAGAAAATGCAGTCTTAGATGATGATAGTTATAGACGTCTGAATCCTAAGCTGGGAGATAAAACAGAGGTATTAAGAGCCATTATGAATGGTGACTATGATGCTATGCGTGATATTTCTAATTTTTTCTATAAAACCAGTGGTATCTATTCACGTTTATGCCGTTACATGGCTTATTTATATAGATATGATTGGTATATTACTCCATACATAAATTCTGATAAAATAACAGATGAAAAAATATTAGACGGTTTTAATAAAGCATTAACTTATCTTGATAACTTTGAAGTAAAGAAATTCTTTGGTGAAGTTGCTTTAAAAGTTATCAAGAATGGATGCTATTATGGATATAAAGTTCCTCAGGCGGATAGAATGGTAATTCAAGAGTTGCCGCCAAAGTACTGCCGTTCAAGATTTTCTGTTAATGGGCGGCCAGCTGTAGAATTTAATATGAAATTTTTTGATGACACTTTTAGAGATACTGCTCAAAAAATGAAAATGTTAAATCTATTTCCGCCTGAATTTAAAAAAGGTTATGTTCTTTATAAAGAAGGTAAATTGGTGCCAGATTTTCAAGGGGATACCGCAGGTTGGTATTTACTAGATATTGAAAATAGTATTAAATTTAACCTTAATGATAATGATTATCCAGCATTTATATCTGTCATTCCCGCAATTATTGATTTGGATGATGCGCAGGCTCTTGATAGAAAAAAGATGCAACAACAATTATTAAAAATTATTATTCAAAAAATGCCAATAGATAAAAATGGTGATTTAGTATTTGACGTAGATGAAGCTCAAGCTCTTCATAATAATGCGGTTAAAATGCTGCAAAATGCTTTAGGTATTGATGTTTTAACTACTTTTGCTGATGTAGATGTTGCAGACATGGCAGATAGTACTTCTACCTCTACATCTTCAGATGAATTAGAGAAAGTAGAAAGAGCCGTTTATAATGAAGCGGGTGTTTCACAAATGCAATTTAATACAGACGGTAATATTGCTCTTGAAAAATCTATTTTAAATGATGCTGCTCATATGTATACTTTACTTTTGCAGTTTGAAGCATTTTTAAATGATTTACTTAAACCTTATAATAAAAATCCTAAAAAAGTTTATTATAAAGTGCAAATGTTAACTACCACTATTTACAATTATCAAGATATGGCTAAATTATATAAAGAGCAAACTCAATTAGGTTATTCTAAGATGCTACCTCAAATTGCATTAGGTCAGAGTCAGAGTTCAGTATTAGCTAATGCTTATTTTGAAAATGATATACTTGATTTAGTAAATGTATTTATTCCACCAATGAGTAGTAATACCATGAGCGCGGATGCCATTGCTGAAATGAAAGAAAAAGGCACTGCCGGCCGCGAAGAAAAACCTGATGATGAAAAAAGTGAAAAAACTATTCAGAATAGAGAATCAATGAGCTAAAGGAGGATTTGGTTTATGTCAAGAATGAGCATAGCCACTATTGACAATCCCGAATTTATCAACTTACAGCCATTAGATATTAATCCAGGCCTTAGTAAATGCGAAATTAAAGTATTATATACTGGTAAAAATAGAAATGGTAGTTTTATATCAAAAGAAGTTGCTACTGAAATGTCTAAAACATTGCGTGGCGCTCCTATTGTAGGTTGGTATAGAGAGGATAAACAAGACTTTGGTGATCATGGTGAACGCGTTGTTTGCGATGCGGATGGTATTAAATTTGAATGTATGACAAAACCTTATGGATTTGTTTCACCGGATGCTGAAGTGTGGTTTCAAAATTTTGAAGATACAGATGACTTTGGAAACAAGGTTGTTAGAGAATATTTAATGACTACTGGTTATTTATGGACCGGTCAATACGAAGAGGCTAAATTGGCTTTTGAAGATAGCGGACGTCCGCATTCTATGGAGCTAGATGAAGACACTTTAAATGGACAATGGTCACAAGACTTAAATACAGGTATTGACTTTTTTATAATAAATGACGCAATATTCTCAAAGTTATGTATTTTAGGCGAAGATGTAGAACCTTGCTTTGAAGGTTCTAGTGTTACTAAACCAGAAGTTAGTAATACTTTTAGTAAAGATGTAGATAAATTTAAAGCTACATTATATACTATGATGAATGATTTAAAATTTGCGTTACAAGGAGGAAAGACAATGGCTGAAATAAATGAAAAAATTGAAGCGGGAGCTCCTGCTGAAGATTTTTCAGCAATTCAGGACAAAGATGAAAAATCTGTTACAGAGAAAAATCAAGAATTTACAGAAGGTTCATCTGTTGAAAATGAAGTTGCAGATACTTCTACTGAGTTTGAAAAGAAAGACGAAGAAGAAAAAGAGCAAGAAACCTCTGATAATGAAGATAAAGAAGAAGATAAAGAGGATGATGAAGATAAGGATAAAAAATATTCCTTATTAGAAGAAAAATTCACCGCTTTAGAGCAGAAATATTCTGCTATGGAAAAAGATTATCAGAGTCTTTTAGCATTTAAAAATAAGGTTGATAATGAAAAGAAAGATGCTTTAATTAATAGCTTCTATATGTTATCTGATGAAGATAAGAAAGAAGTTGTTTCTAATAAAGAAAAATATTCTTTAGAGCAAATTGAAGAAAAACTTTCTGTAATTTGCTTTAGGAAAAAAGTTTCTTTTGAAGATAACGAAGTAGAACAGAAAAATGAATATCAGTCTGTTACAACTTATTCATTAAACTCAACAGAAGACAATAGCGTACCGGCTTGGGTACAGGCTTGTCGCTCAGTTCAAAATAAGAATAATTAGGAGGATATATAAATGGCTGTTATTAGTAGAGTTGGTTTTGGCCAGGTTGAGCCAAATCATTTATCTATGACACATACTGGTCAGATTTATGCGCAGTTGCCTGCAAATAAAGAAATTAAGCAGTTAGAAAATGGTCAATTTGCAAAGTATGATATTGCAAATGGAGAAGTAAATTTTACAGGCGAAGGCGAATGGCTTTTAGTATTTAATGAAGTTAAGTTATATGGTTATTACCATGATGAATCTTACAAAGATTATGTAATGAAAGCAGATGCTTTTACAGAACAGGAAATGACACCAAGATTAGTAAAGACTAATGTAGGCGATATTTTCACAACTAATACTGTTGGTGGAGCCGGTTCTTTCAGAGAAAAATATGATGGAATCGACCTTAATGTTGGAGATACTGTAACTCCAGGCGCTGATGGTTTTCTTGCTGCAGGTTCAGGAGATATTGAATTTACTGTAGTTAAAGTTTACACAATGCCTGATGGTCAACCAGCTGTTAAGCTTCAGAGAACAAAATAAGGAGGAGAAATAAATTATGACTTATAAAGAGTTATTGGCATTAGGAAAAATCGTTGTTAATGCAAACCCTTCTGCTCCTACAGCTTACTCATGGGGCGAAGATAAATTTTCATACGCAACTTTAAATGAGACTTTTGCTCAAGAATTAAATAAATTACATAAAGAAAATCCTAAGCAAGCATACGCGCTTATGGAAGAAACTATTAATGATGTATTACCAAAGAAAGTACTTGAACAGTACGGTCAGTTTGCAGAAATTAAGACTTTTGCACAGGGTGATAAGCCAGTATTCGTACAGAGAATTACAGAAGCTTCTCGTAGACGTGCTAAGCAGTTCATTACAAAAGTTGGACTTGCTGGTGCTTACGAAGTATTTAAGTTAGATGGAAAGAGCTACGAAGTAGCTACAAGCGCATTTGGTGGTGCTGCTAATATTCCTTTTGAAGAGTATCTTGATGGTAGAGTTCAGATGTCTGATGTGCTTGATATCGTGCTTGAAACATTAGACGAAAAGATCTATCTTGAAATTGAAAAAGCTTTAATTGGTGCAGTTAGCAATTTACAAGCTGCTAATGTATATTCAAGCACAATCTTTGAAGAAAAAGAAATGGATAAGCTTTTAGCTATTGCTGATTCTTACGGCCAGGCTACAATCTATTGTACTTTTGACTTCGCAGCTACAATGCTCCCTGCTGAAGGTTGGGTTTCAGATGAAATGAGAAATGCTAGATGGAATAATGGTTACCTTGGCAACTACAAAGGTCATAAAGTTGTTGTATTACAGCAATCTTATGAAGATGAAACAAATACTGTTAAGGTTATTGATCCTTCATATGCTTGGATTATCCCAGGCGGAGCTGAGAAACCTGTAAAGGTAGCTTTTGAAGGAACAGCTCACATGAGAGAAACTCAAAATGAAGACTGGTCAACAACTACACATATTTATCAGAAAGTCGGCGTTGGCGCTTTGATTACTAATGATATTTGTGTATATCAGAATACAAGTCTTACAAAATAATTACAATTAAATAATACTACTGGGGATATTTAAATATATCCCCAGCTTTTTTGGAGATAAAAGGAGATAAAAATATGTTGGAAGATAACACAATTATTACTGTTTTGAATAGAAATAATGGAAGTACTGGTTATGGTATTCCGGAAATGAATCTACATAGAAAGTTTGCTCCAGGTGAAACTAAAAAGATTTCTATGGATGAACTTAGAAAACTTTCATATCAAACTGGCGGAGATTATTTATTAAATAATTATTTAGTAATGTTTAATGAAGAAGCTGTTGCAGAATTGATTGGAGATGTAGAGCCGGAGTATTATTATACAGAAGAAGATATTCAAAATCTTTTGGTAAATGGTTCTTTAGATCAACTTGATGATTGCATTACATTTGCTCCTAAAGGGGTAGTTGATTTAGTTAAATCTATTGCAGTAAAGATTAAACTTAATGATATGAATAAAAGAGAGTTAATTTTTAATAAAACTGGTTTCAATCCAGATAATGCAATTAAGAACAATAAATATGCAGAAGATGCTGAAAAGAAAGAGAAAGAAGTTAAAAAGGTCCGTAAGGCGACAATCCCTGGTCAAGAATCTGAGACTGTGGTTGAAAGCGCCGAACCTGCAACTCCGCAGCGAAAAACTTCTGTACCTAAATATAAAGTTGTATCTGAACTAAAATAATTATAGGAGGTGTATTATGGCAGATACTAATAAGACACCTTTCTCTCAAGTTTATGACAGTTTTTTTACTAAAATCACAGATGATATGTATATGGAATTAACCGAGCTTGATACTTTTAGAATGTTAGAGGATTTATTAATTGCTTCTATACAATATTTTGAATTTCCTCGTATTGATATTACTTCTTATGAATTAAGTAGTATATCTGGAGAGGAAGAATATTGTGGGATTGAAAGTAACGATGTTCTAGTTAAGGCTATTATCTATGATGGCGGTTATTTTAATAATACATTAACTGCAGAGGAAATTAATATACTATCTACCTATATGGTTGTTGAATGGATGGGGCAACAATTAGCCAGTGTAGAAAATACAAGAATGAAATATAGCGGATCAAGTCTGGTCCTCTTTATTAGAAATATTAAAGAAAATTTTAGGAAAAACTGGAACCCTGAAATGGGAATCAGAGCGGAAGTCTTAGTTTAAAAGCTTTGACACGCGCAGAGCATAGGAGAATTAAACTTATGAGTAAAATAATAGTTCCACAAGAACTACAAGATAAAATAGTAGATTTGTATGTAAATAAAGGTTATGGTAGAATGAAAATTAAGAAGGAATTACATCTTGATTTTGGAGATACTATAATAAAAAGAATTTTACAAGAAAATAATATTCATATTAGAAATTTTAATGAAGCTAAAGTTGGTTGTTATAAAACAGAAGTTCCTCAAGAAATTCAAAAACAAATTATTGAATTATATCAAAAAGGTTATGGATTGGATAAGATTGTTAAAGAGTTATCTTTACCTTTTAGTTTTGATAAAGTTCGTTCAATTTTACAAGACAATGGAATCCATATTCGGAATCTTCAAGAAGCTTCTCTTGTAAAACAAATGCCGGAATTAAGAAAGTATACTGTTAATGATGATTATGTTTTAGAAAGTCATAATGGGGCTTGGCTATTAGGTTTTATTGCAGCAGATGGATATTTACCTATTACAAAAGGTGCTAAAAACAGAATAACTATAACCTTGCAAGAACAAGATGAAGAAATATTACAAAGGATAGCTAAAGAACTTGAATATAATGGACCTATATACCATTTTGAAAATCAAGGTTTTCCCGCTGTTTCTTTATCATTTTCATCACAAAAACTTCGACAGCAAATAGAAAATTATGGAATTGGAAATAATAAAACTTTTAAATTATCTCATATTCCCAATCTTCCTAATGAATATAAATTAGATTTTATTAGAGGCTTTTTTGATGGAGATGGAAGTTTATATGAGCCAAAAGGAAAAAAGATTAATATAAACTTTACTTGTGCTAGTGAAACTTTTTTAAAAGATATTACAAAATTTTTCTTTGAAGAATATGGAATTAATGAACCAAAAATTCATTCTCAAGAAAGAGTGCATATAATCTATACAATTAATTATTATGTAAAAAATAGTTTAACTATTTGTAATGCATTTTATAATAATGATTATTTATCTTTAGCTAGAAAAAAAGAACATTTTTTTACTATCAAAAAGAAATATAATTTACCATAAGATATAAACTCCCACGAGCCTAAATACCTCAAAAAGGTAAAAAGATATGCCGAACTTATACGAATAACAAGTATAAGAATTGAAAGATAAAAAGCTTTCAAGGTAACAAATTTTGCAGATTTCAAATTCACATCTCAAGCGAATCATATGTCCAAGATACTGACGGTACAAAAAGACTATGAAAGAAAAGGTTTTCATTTGCAAAGATTATATAAACGTAGAGCACTTAATGAAGATGGTAGAATGCGTTCTACTTTTGATTTAATAATGGATGCTTATCCTTCAGGAAGGACTTATAAACACCATGCTTATAAAACATAATGCTGAAATATCTAACGTGGCAGTTGCAAAAGAGATAAAAAAGATTACCAATCTTATTTATAAGCTATTGCCAATAAGAGAAGAAAACTTAGATTGGGAAAAACCGCTAGAAACAATTATTGAAGAATTAGCTGGAATGGATAGATTGTTAATCGACCAACATGAAATTTTATTTCCATTATTAAATAAATTAGAGGGCTTGTTTACTCTTACTGAAGAAAATGATTTTACTTTATTCAGAAGAACTATATTTGAGTGCTTAAGCCTCATAAATGCGATGGCGAAACAATGTCAGGATTAGAAAATTTAAAAACTAGACTTGAATATCATGGGGGCGTTGCTCAAGAAGGTCGAATGCAGCAAGCAAAATTAAATAGTTTGCGGAAATCGCTCTTATATTCTTATCAAGCTGCTACCGCAGTTATAGATGGAAAAATGTTTCGCTGTCTTATGAACCCTAACAAACAAAAGGCAGATTATGATTGTAAAATATTATCTATTCCGTATGAAGATATTTGCATTGGGGAATATGATGCGGAGACTAAAACCGTATCTCCGTTTGAGCCAATTGGAAAAACAAATGGCGGCAAAATACCTACAAGAATTGAAGCTGGTCGTACTTTTTTATGGAAAGAGACTGATACTCATTGGATAGTATATTTAAAATTTTTAGAAGAAGATGCCTATTTTAGAGGGGAAGTATATAAATGTGAAGATGAACCCATCACTATTAATGGACATGAATATTATGTGTACATTAGAGGTCCTGTTGAAACCACAATTCAATGGAATATAAAAGATAGTGTTACTTGGAATGATTTAAATTATTCTTTAATTATGTATATCACTCAAAATGAAGAAACACTAGATTATTTTCACAGATTTCAAAAATTAAAAATTGGGAATGAAATGTGGGAAGTCAAGACAGTAGATCCTTATTCTGCAGATGGCATTATTGAAGTTTGCTTAGGTGAATGGTATAATAATGAATTTGAAGAAGAGCCTACTAAAAAGCCGGATAAAACTGATAAGCCTATAGATGAGGCGGACAAGCAGCGCCTGCCGCATATTGATGGTCCTACTATTGTTCAACCTTATGATATTATACAATATTCTATAAAAGGTTTACAAGATGGTAAATGGATTATTAGCAATAATAAGAAAGCACGTTTTGTAAATAGAGAAAAAGATGTAATTACAATTGAAATAATTACAGGTAAAAGTGGAGAGTTTAATTTAACTTATGAAAATGAGGAACAAAGTATAACTTTACCTATTGAGATTAAATCATTATAGAGATAAAAGGAGTATAGGATGCGTAAAGATTTGATTCGTCTACCTGCCCTTAATTCTTCCTTTCTTTCTTGTGAGAAAGATATTGAATTAATATTGCGTAGACTCTTTGTTGAAAGCCGTCCTTACAGTGATGAATTAAAAAGATTATTAGTAATTAGTGCAAAAGATTGTCTTGATAATACAACTAGCACTCAATATCAAGAAAAATTAAAAGAAATGACCGTTGCAAAAATGGTTGAAGATGGATATATAAGATTGGAGCCTAAACTTAGGTTTCCTGAGCATGAACAAGTAAAATCTTATATTATTGTTTCTTTTGATAATTTTACTATGAATACTACTAATCCTCAATTTAGAGACTGTACAGTCTCTTTTGATATAATTTGTCATACTGATTATTGGGATATAGGCAACTATAGATTAAGACCATTAAAAATATGTGGTTATATTGATGGTTTATTAAATAATACTAAATTAACTGGTATTGGTCAATTTAATTTTTTGGGCTGTAATGAGTTAATCTTAAATGAAGATTTGGCTGGATATACTTTAATGTATCAGGCAGTCCATGGAACTGATGATCAGATTCCTGGTAGAGATGAATAATGGTTAATGATTTGATGCTATTGGCGGGAACGGATATTCCTTTTCAACAAGCCCAAATCACCATTCATCAACCTACTATAAAGGAAATTTCTTATATAGGTGAAGATGCCTTTTTTACAGGTTGCGAATTATTAAACTTTTCCAAAGATATGTTATCTACAGAGGACAAATCTAGTTTAGAGAATACAACGAATTTTGAAATATTAATGTCAATAATGAAAGATAGAAATCCAGCAGTACAAAGAAATAGAATTAGTGCAACTTTAGTACTGTCTTTAATGTTTCCTAATTATGAAATACAATTCCAAAATGATGGAATCTCTTTAACAAGAGAAAATGAAGAAGTTCATTATATTAATAATCAAAATTTTGAAGCATTTAAAGAAATTATTGCCATGATGTTTAGCTTAAAAATGCGGACTTCGGAAAGTGAATACAACCCTATGGGTAAGCGCGCAGCGGAAATCGCTGAAAAATTAAAGCGTGGCCGCGCAAAAGCTGCAGAGGGCAAGGGAGAAAAAAAGATTTCTATTTTAAATAGATATATTTCAATACTTGCAGTTGGAGAATCTAAAGATATCAATTCTCTGTTAGAATATACTGTTTATCAATTATTTGATGAATTTACTCGTTTTGAACTAAAAACTCAATATGATATTTATGTTCAAGCAAAAATGGCGGGAGCCAAAGATTTAAAAGACGTAGATAATTGGATGAAAGACCTTCATCCATAATTCTATATTGAATGTAAAATTTTACAAGGAGGAAATATAGATATGAAGTTTGGTGTACGTGAATGCGCAAACATAGTATTTAAGGCTAAGTCTACTGTTAGAATTGGTAACAAAGTCTTTAAAAAGGGACAGCCAGTTCTTTACATTGACACAGCAAAAACTTCTACTTTAGAAGGTGCTGC